AGTTAGGAGGCATTATGCCATGGATTGAAAATGTAAGTCTAGGAGATATTCCTAGGGGGCGGCATCACAATGCCGGCGAAAATAGTATGCTGATTCAGATTGTGGATCCGCCCGGAGACTTCCCTACCCCTATGCACAAGTTCAAAGAAGTTCATCAATTTCAATTTTTGGATGTTGAAGAAAAGGACGAAGTGCTAGAAGAAGCTATGAAGTGCAGTCACGAGCAGGCTGCAGAACTTGTTCGACTGTTACAACACGCTCTAGCCAATCGAATGAATGTAGTTGTTCATTGTGTAGCAGGTGTTTGTCGTAGTGGGGCGGTCTGCGAAGTTGGTGTTATGATGGGCTTTACTGATTGTGAAGGTTTTCGTAGTCCTAACCTGTTAGTCAAGCATCGCATGATGAAGGTGCTAGGCTGGACCTATGATGAAAACGAGCCTCATACTATTAATGGTGTAACTCTTGAGTCTGGTTTGATCATTCCTAAGAAAGCAATAGATTGGACCAACGACAATGAGAAAGTTTTTACATTGGCGGCAGAACGTCGAGAACGTAGATTAAAAAGAAGATGAAATTTAATGTATAAAGTTTTAAGTAAAAATAATTTAACTTTAAATGCATGTACGACCCTAGATGAAGCACTGTCGTTTGCTAAAACAGTTGGTACCTTTGTAACCATCAAAGGCAGCGACTTTGAAGTATGCGGAATATTTGGAGTCGACGAAGTAAAAGACCCCAACTATAACGGTTGGATTTTAAGAAAGAAAGGAGGGCAAGATGCCTAGTGTATTTTTAGTTAGCGACACGCATTTCGGACATACCGGCGTCTGCCGCTTTACACGCAACGATGGTGTTACAAAGTTACGTCCGTGGGACTCTGCTGAGGAAATGGACGAAGCTATGGTCAAGGCGTGGAACGACAGGGTAAAACCCACTGACAAAGTTTATCATTTAGGTGACGTTGTTATTAACCGTAAGGCATTGAGAATCCTACATCGTTTAAACGGCGACAAGGTATTGATCCGCGGTAATCACGACATCTTCCGTGATGACGAGTATAGGACTTACTTCCGTGAATTACGTGCTTATCACGTTATGAACGGAATGATCTTAAGTCATATTCCGTTACACAGTGACTCAATGGGACGCTTCGGAGTTAACATTCACGGACATACTCACGCAAATCGTGTGAAAAAGGCCCGTGGTGTTGATGCTAAGACCGGAGAAGTTTTATACGGTGATGAGAACGATGTTAGATACCACTGCGTTTGCGTAGAACAAACTCCAGACTTTGCTCCTATACTTTTTGAAGACGTGTTAAAGCGTATTGAAGAAGAAGGTGGTAGTGTGGGTTTTAAGAACGGCAATGGGCCGACAATGTAATATGACTTACATTACTAACAAGTTTAACTCCATCCGACTGCCCGTTGAACCGGGTATGTTAGAATGGTTATTAGAAACTTATCCTAATTCAGGATATCATATTGTAGAGGTAATATAATATGCCAAAGTGTTATCAATTGATTGGAGTGCCTGGGTCCGGCAAATCTACTTGGGTAGATAAGCAGGCCTGGGCTTTCTCTTGTGCAAAAGTTAGTACAGACAAGTGGGTTGAAATCTACGCAAAGGAAGTAGGTCGTACCTACAGCGAAGTGTTTGCAGATTTCATGCCCACTGCTGTGGATCTAATGGCTAAAGAAGTTGTTGTGGCACGAGAAATTGGTCGTGACATTATTTGGGATCAAACTAGTACTACAATTAAAAGTCGTGCTCGCAAGTTCAATATGTTGCCCGACTATGAACATATTGCTGTGGTATTCAAAACACCAGAGCATACAGAACTCATGCGACGATTGATGAACCGGCCTGGCAAAGAGATTCCGGATCATGTTATCTATAGCATGATCGGAACTTGGGAAGATCCAACTGAGGATGAAGGCTTTAAAGAAATACAATATATAACCGGTCCTTAGTTCAATGGATAGAATGCTTGGCTTCGAACCAAGCGGTGTGGGTTCGATTCCTGCAGGACCGGCCAAGGAAAAATATGAAAGATAAATTTATAAAATTATACATGGATTGGGCAAGCCGTACTGCTCAGTTAAGTCATGCTCGCAGACTTCAAGTTGGTGCTGTAGTTGTCAAAGACGATACTGTTATTAGCTATGGCTATAACGGTATGCCCGCAGGTTGGGATAACGATTGCGAAAATGTAGAATGGTGTAGTGCTGGTGGCTGGCTAAGTCCAGAAGAGATTGAAGAAGGTTGGCCTTACGAAGGATCTTATTTAGATGCTGACGGTAACGAAATGCAAGGTCGTTATCGGTTAAAAACAAAGCCTGAGGTGCTTCATGCTGAATCAAATGCTATTGCAAAACTTGCAAAATCAACTAACAGTGGATTAGGGGCAACTTTATTTGTTACTCATAGTCCTTGTATTGAGTGTGCTAAACTTATCTATCAGTCTGGAATTAACAGCGTTTATTATAATAAAAATTATAGAGATGATTCGGGTATTAAGTTTTTAGAGAAGAGCGGTGTCGGAGTTCAACAAGTATTAGACTCTAATTAAGGGTTTAAAAAAATCAACAGCTTCTTCCCATGTACTAAAGTCGGGATCAAATCTAACGCGAATAGAACACCTCGTTTGACTAGGATAAGATTCTTTCTTAGGTATTGTTACAGTATGGGGAATATTTGTTCTAACTAATAGTGGAGTAGATAGTGTGTTAACGCTATCTAATCTAATATCTGTAGATAGGTCTACTCCGAACTTTAATCTTCCTTGGTAATGTATGCCATGCGGATTTAAATTAAAGTAATTAGGATCAGTAGGATACAACGCCTGTTTACTTGTTGTCCACCATGTAAGTTCTGCATCTATGTCTGTAATTTCCCAATTAATTCCGCAATTAATTATTTTCCAGTCATTGTTATCTCTGATAATATCAGTATGCATTAGTGCTCGAGAATGATCTCGCCCCACAGCTTCCATTTTAAAAACTACCATAGTTGAAGGGTTAACTCCGAGACGATGAAATATATCTAAAATCTCATCTGTTAACCATTCATAAGGATCCATTGCTATCTGTGGCATTAAATTTTTGCTAATTGTTTTCAGTAGCTTATCTTTATCTTTTAAAGGATTACTTGGTAAATTTAAAAATTTATAATACTCAGTCATGAAATATTTATAATAGAAAAGGCTGCTTATAAATATTCTGTTATGAAACAAATATAGACAAAAAATTCCAACAATTAAAAACTGGTAAAACATGTATATAAAAATAAAACAAGATTTTTTAAATCCAGTATGCGATGACTGGTTTAAGTTTAAAAGTGAAGAATTAACTTCGTCTTATCAGTCAGGAACCGTTCTATTAGAATATCGAAAAATAGCAAATAAATTGTTATTTAAAAGTCAACATACTAGAAATCCATTCAAAATTCCGCCCGACTACATTAGATTTTCAGAAATACACGGAAGAGGAATATTACTACCGCATCGAGACCACGGCGTTAAAACTGGTCTAAACTATTATATATCTGCTGATAACGACATTACAACTTTCTACAAGACTAAAAGTGATAAAGTGGTATCTATAAAATACCCAAATCGCAAAGAATCAAACATATATACTCAAAATGATTTGATCGAAACTGATAGATTTGTAGCCTCATCCAATGAAGCATATTTGTTAGATGTTTCTCAAATACACTCAGTTCAACGTGTTAATCCCGAATCAAGAGTTTTTATTGGATACTTGTGGGCCAATCATTCTTACGAAGAAGTATTAGAAAGTCTTGAATAAGGATACCAGCAAATTGAAGTTACAAGTAATATAAATTATGTTTACTGCTAAAACAAATTTACCATTTTGTAAATTGCCCGACGATATTGAACAAAATATATTAACGGTAGTGAAAAACAATTCAGAAAACTTTTTAGAATATAGATCTGGGATGGGACTTTTTGAAATGAAGAAATCATTTTCTGAAATTTTTTATCTGCGGTGGGCCAAGGAATCTATTGATAAATCAATAGACAATTGTGCTATTCAGACTGTTAGCCAAGGTACGTTCGAACCTCATATTGACGGTCCTTCATTTAGGGGTGTACCGAGAAATTATAATCTAATGTATGTATTAGACACTGGCGGGGATTGCGTAACAACTACATTTTATAAAACAACCGATGAATTAAAAAGCAAAATAATTATTCCAGGTAACAGATTAGAAAGAGATTTAGCAGAACCTATAGATGTTTTTGAATTTAAAAAACACGAATGGATACTTATGAATAATCAATGTTTTCA